CAGCCCAGAGTTCAGAACCATGTACGAAAAGGCCGTAGAAAGCCGTGCAGACCGTTTGGCAGAGGAAATCATTGAACTGGCTGACCAAGAGATGCCAGACGGTTTAGAAGGCCCTATGGCTAGCGCTTGGGTGCAACAAAAGCGGATGCAAGTTGATGCTCGCAAATGGGTGGCTTCTAAACTCAAGCCCAAAGTTTATGGTGATCGCATTGACGTTGCCGTGACTGATAACCGCATTAGCGTGATGGACGCACTCAAAGAAGCAAAGCAGCGTGTGCTGAATGACGACAGTAGCGTCATGGATGTTGAGGTTAAGGAAGCGTAAAGGTTATGCGCTTTCCGCATAGATTTTGTAGAATTACGCGCACGCGCCGTCACGTTGCAAAGACGCAACAAAACAAAGGGTTTTCCCGTTTCTACTTTATACAATGGCCATTATGTTAAGTTGACCCTAAGTTATCCACAGATTTATGTGCATTAAAGCATTACAGTTTAAGTTATCCACAAGTAAATGTGGACAAGTGTGCATAACTGCCTGTGGACAAGCCAAATTTCTGCCCGCTGGCCGAGGGGGAGGGGGTAGGGCCGGCGCGAAAGGGCCGCGGGAACGGTGGCCCCGCGAACATTTTTAAATTTTTTTTTATTAACATTTCACCCTATGCAGACCACGATCTACAAACCCGAAGACGAGCAGGAACTTATGGCCACGCTGTGGACGCCGGCGATTGCGGACGACCCAGAGGCGTTTGTGTTGTTTGCATTTCCTTGGGGTCAGGAGAACACGCCACTGGCCAACTTTAAAGGCCCGCGCAAGTGGCAACGCGAAGTCCTACGGGACATTGCAGCCCACATCAAGCGCCAAAAGGGCCGTATAGATTTTGAGACTTTGCGCCAAGCGGTGTCCTCTGGCCGAGGTATTGGCAAGTCAGCCCTTGTGTCATGGCTTACCATCTGGATGTTATCCACCCGCATAGGTTCTACCACCATTATTTCGGCCAACAGCGAGGCCCAGCTGCGTGCGGTGACATGGGCCGAGATAACCAAATGGCTGGCCATGTCACTCAATAGCCACTGGTTTGAGGTGTCGGCCACTAAAGTGGCCCCTGCCAGTTGGCTCACTGAACTGGTTGAAAAAGACCTCAGAAAAGGCACAAGGTATTGGGCCGTTGAAGGCCGTCTGTGGTCAGCGGAAAACCCAGATTCTTACGCTGGTGTTCACAACCACGATGGTGTGATGGTGATTTTTGATGAGGCAAGCGGTATTGATGATTCGATCTGGGCGGTCACGGCTGGTTTCTTTACCGAGAACACGCCTAACCGCCTTTGGTTGGCGTTTAGCAATCCGCGGCGTAACACTGGTTACTTTTATGAGTGCTTTAACTCTAAGCGCGATTTTTGGACGAACAAGGTGGTGGATGCTAGAACGGTTGAGGGCACTGACAAGCAGGTATACCAGGGCATTATTGATGAGTATGGCCCTGACAGCGCACAGGCGCACGTTGAGGTGTATGGCATGTTTCCATCTGAGGGTGATGACCAGTTTATACCGGCAAGTGTTGTGGATGAGGCGATGGTACGGCCTAAGTACAAAGACCAAACGGCGCCGATTATCATCGGTGTTGACCCTGCACGCTTTGGCGCTGATGCCACGGTGATTGCTATTAGGCAGGGCAGGGACATTGTGAGGATTGACCGCCACAGGGGCGATGACACGATGACGGTGGTGGGGCATATTATTGAGGCGATTGAGGAGTTCAAGCCCACCTTAGTAGTGATTGACGAGGGTGGGCTGGGCGCGGGCATTGTTGACAGGTTGAAAGAACAAAGGTACAAAATCAAAGGTGTCAACTTTGGCAATAAATCGGCAAATCCGATCATGTATGGCAATAAAAGGGCTGAAATGTGGGGAAAAATGAAAGATTGGTTAAAAAGTGCTTCAATTCCCAAAGATAGGTTCTTGAAAACTGATTTGATATCGCCTATGATTAAGCCAGATTCAAAGGGCACGATTTTTTTGGAGTCAAAGAAAGACATGAAAGCAAGAGGCTTGGCTTCACCTGATGCGGCGGATGCAATATGTGTGACGTTTGCGTTTCCTGTGGCGCACAGGGAGTACAATGCCAAAAATTCTCGCGTTCTGACTCAAGACCGCGCATCTGTTGCAACATCTTGGATGGGGAGCTAAATGGCAACTAAAAAGGGTGTGTCACTTTCTGTTGGACGAGGCGAGAAGTTGCCGGTGTCTAAGGGTGCGGGTTTGACCGAGAAGGGCCGTGCTAAGTACAATGCCGCCACTGGCTCTAATTTAAAAGCGCCAGCGCCTAATCCTAAGACTAAGGCAGAGCAAGGCCGCAAAGATTCATTTTGTGCAAGAATGGGCGCAGTAGCTGCTAACGCCAAAGATGGCGAACGCGCTAAAGCGGCTCTTAAAAGATGGAAGTGTTAAATTATGGCTACGAAACCCGGTCTTTATGCAAATATTGCGGCAAAACGTGAACGTATAGCCGAAGGCTCGAAAGAGAAAATGCGTAAGCCCGGCACACCCGGCGCGCCTACAGCCAAGGCTTTCAAAGAGTCAGCTAAAACTGCGAAGAAGAAATAATGTCTAACACCAAAGCAACTGGTGTTGCATTCCTAGACCCAGAATTTACCACTTGCTATGCGAGTGAAGAACTTGGCTACGCCTCTAGCGCGCAAGGGGCTGTAACGCAAGCCACAAGCAAATCAACCGGAGTAACGGTCAATGCAAGCATGGGCCGTATCACAACAGACAGTGCGACGCTCAATACGTTAACCAACGTAACTTTTACGTTGACCAACAACTTGATCAGCGTTAAAGATGTGATTATTTTGAACGTAAGTTCTGGTGCTACATCGGGCGCATATAACTGTTGGATTAGCAGTATGAGCGCTGGCACTTGCACAATTACTTTGCGAAATATCAGCGGCGGCAATCTATCCGAAGCTGTTGTAATTAACTTTGCAGTCATTCACGGTCAATAAAATGCCGCTTGTTAAATCAAAAACACCTGAAGCATTTCGCAAAAACGTCAAGGCCGAGGTTGCCGCTGGCAAGCCTGTGAAGCAGGCCGTGGCAATTGCTTACGCTGTCAAGCGCGCGGCCACACCGAAGAAAAAATAATATGGCACAAGATCCAACAGGAATCGTAGCGGCAGCAGCAGTTGCTGTTGGCGGCTCGGCCAAAGACCAAAGTAATGCTAGCATTTTGGCAACCGCACGATCACGGCTTGATTTGGCGATGTCTGCGTTGTCTGAGTCCCGTGAGGACGAGATTGACGATTTGCGGTTTTATGCTGGCTCACCTGACAATCATTGGCAGTGGCCTGCGGATGTGTTGGCTACTCGCGGCGCGGTGCAGGGTCAGACCATCAACGCTCGCCCTTGTTTGACGATTAACAAGTTGCCACAGCACGTTCGTCAGGTGACGAATGACATGAGGCAGAATCGCCCTGGCGCCAAGGTCATTCCGGTGGATGACAAGGCTGATTTGCAGGTTGCAGAAATTTTGAACGGCATGATTCGCCACATTGAGTACATCTCGGACGCGGACGTGGCGTACGACACGGCTTGCGAGAACCAAGTGGCTTATGGCGAGGGTTATATCCGCCTTTTGACTGAGTATTGCGACGAGGATACGTTTGATCAGGACATTAAGATTGGCCGTGTTCGCAACAGTTTTTCGGTTTACATGGATCCAACAATTCAAGACCCCACTGGCGCAGATGCCAAGTGGTGTTTTGTGACTGAAGATGTGACCCGCGATGATTATGAGCGCATGTACCCTAATGCCGCGCCCATTACAACGCTGCAATCGTTAGGTGTTGGTGATCAGTCTATTTCAAATTGGTTAAACGAGGACACCATTCGGATTGCTGATTACTACTACATTGATTACGACCGCACGACGCTTAATTTGTACCCCGGCAACGCGACGGCTTTTAACGGCACGCCTGAAGACAAGGTTTTAAGAGCTCTTTACGGCAAACCAAAACGCACCCGCGAGGCAGACCGCCCCCGCGTGCGCTATTGCAAGATCAACGGCTATGAGATCTTGGAGCAAAACGACTGGGCCGGCAAGTGGATCCCTGTTATTCGCATTGTTGGCAATGAATTTGAGGTTGATGGCAGGCTTTACGTCAGTGGCCTAGTGCGTAATGCCAAGGATGCCCAGCGCATGTACAACTATTGGGTGTCGCAAGAGGCTGAGATGCTTGCACTGGCGCCCAAAGCACCGTTTATTGGCTATGGCGGCCAGTTTGAGGGCTATGAGGACAAGTGGAAGACTGCAAACACGACAAATTGGCCGTATTTGGAGGTCAATCCAGACGTTACAGACGGTCAAGGTAGTGCTTTGCCACTACCCCAGCGTGCGCAGCCTCCAATGGCTTCTAGCGGTCTATTACAGGCCAAAGCAGGCGCATCTGAGGACATCAAGGCTACAACGGGGCAATACAACGCATCGCTTGGCCAAGGCGGCAACGAGCGTTCGGGCAAAGCCATCATGGCACGCCAGCGCGAGGGCGATGTTGGCACGTACCATTATGGTGACAATTTAACCCGTGGTGTGCGGCACATTGCCCGCCAACTGGTTGATTTAATTCCTAAGATTTACGACACACAGCGCGTTGCCCGAATTATTGGCGAAGATGGCGTAACAAAAATGGCCAAGATCAATCCCGAGCAAGAAGAACCGGTGCGGGAAATTCGTGATCAAGATGGCATCATCATTGACAAAATCTACAACCCCGGCGTAGGCAAGTACGACGTGGTGGCCACCACTGGCCCAGGGTACGCCACCAAGCGGCAAGAGGCGCTTGACGCAATGGGCCAGTTATTGCAAGGCAATCCTCAACTGTGGGCCGTGGCAGGCGATTTGTTTGTCAAGAACATGGACTGGCCTGGCGCTCAAGAGATGGCCAAGCGGTTTGCCAAGACGATTGACCCCAGACTTACTAGCGACGGCGATGCCTCGCCTGAGTTGCAAGCCGCACAGCAACAAATTCAGGCCATGGGTCAGCAGATGGATCAAATGGTCGGAATGTTGGATAATGTCAAGAATTCGGAAATTGCCCGTACCAACGAGATTAAAGAGTTTGAGGCTATGGTTAAGGCATACGCAGCTGAGACACAACGTATTTCTGCGGTTCAAGCTGGCATGTCGCCCGAGCAAATTCAAGACATTGTGATGGGCACGATTGCCGCCGCGCTTGACACGGGAGATTTGGTGTCTGGTATGCCTCAAATGTCGCCCCAGCAACTGCCGGATATGGGTGAAGGTATGCCGCAACAAATGATGGGAGTGCCTGTATGAGTAAGTGCACCTGCGCTGATTTTGTAGGCGCGTTGTTTTTGGCCAGAGATGTGGCGCATAGCGTCCACCTTAACACGCGCAGTTTTTCCAAGCACACAGCGCTCAATACGTTTTATGATGGCATCATTGATTTGGCGGATGGGTTTGCTGAAGCGTACCAAGGCCGTCACGGCTTGATTGGCCCAATTTCACGGCAATCAGCCAAAAAGACATCTAACATTGTTCAGTTTCTTGAGGCTTCGCTGGCTGAAATTGAGCAGATGCGTTATGAGTTTATTGACAAAACTGACTCTGCGCTTCAGAATTTAATTGATGGAATTGTTGAGTTGTATTTAAGCACTTTATACAAACTGAAATTTTTGGCATGATAAAAATTGACTTCACCATTAACGGGTTTACAGATGCTTTGCATTTGGCGGATGACCACGGCCTGACGGATGCTGAGATTGAGGCCATGAAGCAAGCCCGTTACGACAAGTGGGATGATTTTGTCAAGAATCCCCCACCTGTGGTTGATGAGCCTGTTGAGGAATAAATATGGCTGCACGATTTTGGGTAACAGGCGGCACAGGTAATTGGAACAGCACAACCAATTGGTCTGCAACTACTGGCGGTGCTTCTGGCGCGTCTGTGCCGGGTTCTGGCGATACTGCGGCGTTTGACGCCAACTCTGACTCTGGTACAGTCACGCTTGACATCAGCCCAGATATCCAAACCCTGACAATGACGGGTTTCACGGGCACGCTTGCTTTTGGCACAAACACAATCTCGTTGAACAGCACGGGAACGATTTTTACTGGCGCTACGACAATGGCGGTCACAGGCACACCGCAGATTATCTGCACCAACTCAAGTGCAACGGCAAGGACGCTTCAACCCGGAACAGTTACGGAAGCTAACAGTATTTCGTTTAGGATTACTGCGGGTACGGGAACTTTTAGCTTGGGTACTGCACCAGCATATAGAGATTTAGATTTTACCGATGGCACAAATCCAACAGGGTATGCTGGAGCGCTTGGGACAACCCCAGCGACTATTTATGGAAATTTCAAAGCGTCTACGGGAATGTCGGCAACCGCCACTGGAAACGCTCTTACATTTGCCGCCACATCAGGCACAAAGACAATTGACACTGCTGGCGTAACCTTTGACCGCCCATTTACTTTCAACGGTGTAGGCGGTACTTGGCAGCTTCAAGCCGCATTGACTTCTGGTTCTGCCCGAATTTGCACATTGACCAACGGCACACTTGATTTAAATGGCTACACCCTAACCACGGGCACATTTAGTTCAAGCAATAGCAACATCAGAGTATTGGCTTTTGGCTCAACTGGTAAGTTTGTTTTGCTGAACACTGCCGCTACGTTGTTTACAACATCAACAGCCACCAACCTGACAGTCACAGGAACCAACCCGCTAATTCAACTTACGACCAATGCCACAACAGGTACGCGAGGTGTAATTCTTGGTGCGGCTGGCGAGGCCAACGCTATCAACGTAGACGTTACTGCTGGTTCGGATCAAATCAATTTCTCAACAACTAGCGGTGCTTATAAAAATGTAAACTTTACAGGGTTTACTGGTACGGTTTCCATTCAAAACTCAATTTTGGTTTTTGGCAACTGGAATTGGGGTGGCACGACTTTACTAGGCGCAGGCACAGGCACAGTTGCTTTTTCTGCAACATCTGGCACAAAAACAATTACGTCAAATGGAATTTCTTTTCCGGCAAACGTCACGTTTAACGGTATTGGCGGGGCATGGGAATGTCAAGATGCTTTGTCTGTGACAAGTACGCTCACAATGACCAACGGCACGTTAAAACTCAAGTCAGGTACAACAAGCACTGTTGGAGCATTTGGCACATCAGGCACAAACCCTAAATATTTGTACGCAACAACATTTGGATCGCAGGCCACCATTTCTGACACTAGTGGAACAAACACTGTTGAGTATTTGACAATTCAAGACAGCAACGCTACTGGCGGCGCAATTTTTGATGCTTTGGCCATCACAAACGTAGACGCAGGCAACAACACTGGGTGGCTTTTTAGCACTACCCCAAGTATTGGCAATGAAATTACAATGCGTTTGCGCTCATTTACTCAACCTCGGAGATTTTAAACATGTCCATGAATCTGAAAGCTGTAACGACCTGCATGGGTTATCAGCAAATTACTACCCTGTCTAGCGCCACTAATTTGACAGTTCCCCAAAGAACACCCAACGGACAAAACGGCAAACCCGTGTTTGCTTTGATTGTTGCTGAAGGCCAGGCTGTTCGTTGGCGTGATGACGGAACTTCGCCAAGCGCATCAGTAGGGATGCCTTTAGCAGTTGGTATTCCTTTGCAGTATGATGGTGACTTGACCAACATTAAGTTCATTGAACAGGTTGGCGGCGCCAAGCTGAACATCAGCTATTACATGTAAGGTTAATCATGGCCGACTTAAAAATTTCCCAGTTACCTGCGGCAACGACCCCGCTTGCGGGTACGGAAGTTTTGCCGATTGTTCAGTCTGGGGCCACCAAACAAGTGTCGGTCAACAACTTGACCGCAGGTAAAGCTGTTTCGGCGTCTTCTCTTACGGCTACAACTGTTCTGTCTACAACTTTTGACACCAATGTTGCGGCAGCTGGCGTGACTTTGGTGGGCAATACACTGTCGGCTGACGGCACAGACGCCAACATTGACATTAACGTCACACCAAAAGGTACTGGTGCGGTTAACCAGACGGACACGATCCTTCGCAGGGCAATGTTCAAAGATACTGGGTACACCTACTACGACAGCACTACGACTTCTGCGCTGGATTACACCAACGGCTCAGTTCAGCGCTGGGCGCCCACAGGCACAGTTACGTTAACCGTAACAAACTGGCCCCCTAGCGGCAATTTGGGTGAATTGTTAATTGAAGGCGTAAATCTTGGCGCAGCCACAATTACTTGGCCTTCAATCAACTGGATTACATCGACTGGCGCTACCACAACAACTTTTTCCCTTAACGGCGTAATTTTGCAAACATCTGGCACTGATTGGGTGTTGTTGTGGACACGCGACGCAGGTACAACCATTTACGGAAAAGTGGTGCGCTAATGCTTGCACTATTTGCCGCTGCTAGTGGAGAACAAAGCACCCCGTACATTGAACAAGTGTTTAGCACGTATTTGTATGAAGGCAACGGCGCTACACAGACTATTACCAATGGCATTGACTTGTCTACCAAGGGTGGGTTGGTTTGGCTTAAATCACGGGGCATCGTACAAGATCACGGTTTAACT